TTATACGATTTAATAAATACAAATAAGCGAGGTGATAGAAAAGTATTTTTTATTCATGGTGGTGTTGATACTGAAGAAAGAGAATTGGTTAGAGAAATTACTGAAAATGAAAACAACGCAATTATTGTCGCATCTTACGGGACTTTCTCAACAGGCATTAATATTTGCAATCTTCATAATGTTGTGTTTGCTTCCCCCTCCAAATCCCGCATACGAAACCTCCAATCCATCGGGCGTGTTCTCAGAAAAGGATCAAACAAAATCAAAGCAATCTTGTACGACTTAGCAGATGACTGCTCTTATAGATCCAAAAAGAATTATACCCTAAATCATTTCATAGAAAGAATTAAAATTTATAATGAAGAAAACTTTAATTATGAAATAATCACAATACAACTAAGGAAATAATATGATTGAAGACGATTTTTACTCAACAATTAAACTTAAATCTGGTGAAGAAATATTTGCAAAAGTAGCTGCTTCTGAAGAAGATAATAGAACAATGCTACTAGTCCATAGTCCTATTACAATTGTTGAAATTACAGGAAGAAAAGGTACAGTAGGATATAAAGTAGAGCCATGGTTAAAAACTACTACAGATGATATTTTTATTATTAATATGAATGATGTTCTTACTCTTTCAGAATCTAGTGATATAGAAATGATTATGATGTATCAAGACTTTGTTAAGCAATCTGACAAAGATGCAATTAATAGATCTAGAATTAATAGAAGAATGGGATATCTCGGGAATGTTAATGATACCAAAAAGGTTTTAGAGAACATCTTTAAGAGTAGCTAAACCAATCCTATCAACCCCGACAGAGTTAGTCTACTTGATTTTTAAAACTTGTCAAGTATTTGTTTAGATGTTAAAATACCTACATATGATGAGATATACTTATGTTGAAGCCGGGAACTATGGCAAAGAGAAAAAGATCTGAGCACTATGTTAATAATAAAGAGTTTCTTGCTGCTTTAATTAGATATAGAGAAGATAGAGAAATTGCTGAGATACAAGGAAAACCAAGACCAGTTATTCCAAGATATATTGGTGAGTGCTTTTTAAAGATTGCTAATCATCTTTCCTTTAAACCAAACTTTGTTAATTACATGTTTAAGGAGGATATGATTTCGGATGGTATTGAGAATTGCGTTCAATACATTCATAACTTTAACCCAGAGAAATCTCAGAACCCTTTTGCATACTTCACTCAGATTATTCATTATGCTTTTCTTCGTAGGATTCAAAGAGAGAAGCGTCAGTTAGAAATTAAGAATAAGATTATTGAAAGGTCTGGATATAGTGAAGTGTTTGATGATAACAATACACTTGACGGAAGTAATTATTCAGATTATAATAGCATAAAAGATGCAGTGCATAGTAAAGTTCGTAATAACTGAATGAAGATTGCCATTATTACCGATCAGCACTTTGGAGCAAGAAAGAATTCAAAACTTTTTCATGATTATTTTCTGAAGTTCTATAATGATATTTTCTTTCCTACATTAGAGAAGGAAGGTATTACTACGATTGTTGATATGGGAGATACCTTTGATAGCCGCAAGGGTATTGATTTTTCTGCTCTTTCATGGGCAAAGAATAATTATTATGATCCTTTAAAGGAGATGGGTTGTAAGGTTCATACTATTGTAGGAAATCATACAGCTTATTATAAAAATAGTAATAAAGTAAATGCCGTAGATTTATTACTTCGTGAGTATGAGAATGTTGTTATATATGCTAATTCTTGTGATGTTAAGTTAGATAATTTAAAAGTTCTTTTTGTGCCTTGGATTAATCAAGAAAATCATGAAGAAATATGTAATCATATTAAAAAGACAGATAGTTCAATTGTAATGGGACATCTTGAACTTAATGGTTTTAATGCTACTCATGGACATGTAATGGAACATGGAACTGATGTAAAAATATTTGATAAGTTTGAGAAGGTTTATTCGGGACATTTTCATATAAGATCTGATAATGGTAAAGTTTTTTACTTGGGAAATCCTTATGAGATGTTTTGGAATGATGTAGGAGAGACAAGAGGATTTCATATTTTTGATACTGAAACTTTAGAACATACTCCAGTCAATAATCCTTATCGTATTTTTTATAAAATTTTCTATAATGATACTCCTTATCAAACATTTGATACCAGAGAGTATAAAGATAAGATTGTAAAACTTATAGTAAAGGAAAAGACAGATCAAATTCAATTTGAAAAGTTTATTGATAAACTTTATGCATCTGGAGTTAATGATCTTAAGATTGTTGAAAATTTTGATTTTAGCGGATGGTATTCTAAAGATGCTTCTGATGAATTTGAATCAGAAGATACGATGTCTATCCTTAATAGATATATTGAGGAGGCAGATGTAAATCTTGATAAATCAACTATTCAGAAAATGCTGCAAGAAGTATATCAAGAAGCTTGTGAAATGATTTGAGATGTATATTTTAACTATTGATGGAAAAGAAACTGAGGGTGCATATTCAGTAACTGATGATGAGGGTGATCAAATCCTTTATCTGTTTGAGGAAGAGGATGATGCCATTAGATTTGCTATGATGTTAGAAGAAAATGGAAGTCCAGAGATGCATGTGATTGAAGTTGAAGATGAAATAATGATAAAGACTTGTGAGAATCATGACTACAAATATGTTGTTATAACTCCCAATGATATTGTAATCCCCCCAATTACTGAAAATGATATTGTTTGAAAAGATTCGCTGGCGAAATTTCTTAAGTACCGGCAATCAATTTATTGAACTTGATTTAGACCAACATTCAACTACTTTGGTTGTGGGAACTAATGGGGCAGGCAAAAGCACAGTTTTAGATGCACTTACCTTTAGTTTGTTTGGAAAAAGTTTTAGGCGTATAAACAAACCTCAGTTAATTAATTCTACTAATGAGAAGGATTGTAAAGTTGAAGTAGAATTTTCTTTGGGTGGAACAGAATGGAAAGTAGTGCGAGGAATAAAACCAAATATCTTTGAGATTTGGAGAAATGATGCTCTATTGGATCAATTTGCTTCTGCAGTAGACCAGCAAAAGTGGTTAGAGCAGAATGTATTAAAGATGAACTATAAGTCTTTTACACAGATTGTAATTCTTGGTAGTAGTACATTTGTGCCTTTTATGCAATTGACTGCTACTAATCGTAGAGAAGTTATTGAAGACCTTTTAGATATTAAAATCTTTTCTTCAATGAGTAATTTGATTAAAGATAAACTTCGCTTGATTAAGGATGAAATTAAAACTTTAGAACTTAAGAAAGAATCTCTTAATGATAAAGTAAAGATGCAAGAGAATTTTATTGAAGAACTTGAAAGTCGTGGTAAGGAGAATATAAAGAATAAGCATACTAAGATTGATGAACTTGATCAGTCTGTAGCAAAGTTAATAAAGGATAATGAATTTTATGAAGGTGAAGTAGTAGGATATACACAGATGCGAACTCAGAGTGATGGTGCTGCAGAGAAACTTCGTAAGTTATCTGGATTAAAAGGTAAGATTTCTAATAAGGTAGCAACGATTACTAAAGAGCATAAGTTCTTTACTGATAATGTAACATGTCCGACATGTACTCAACCAATTGAGGAGGGATTCAGAATAAATAGGATTGAAGATGCTCAAACTAAAGCAAAAGAGTTGCAATCTGGTTATAAAGAATTAGAGGAGGCAATTAAAAACGAAGAAGAGAGAGAGCATCATTTTACAACTTTATCTAAGGAGATTACTACACTAACGCATGGCATTTCTAAAAACAATACTAAGATCGCTGGCTGTCAACGACAAATCAGAGATCTGGAATCGGAAGTTCAAACTATTACCGACCAACTTGCAAACAGAAATACTGAGCATGACCACTTAGCAAATTTCAAAAACAACTTAAAAACTACATACGACGAACTAGCTTCAAAGAAGGACACTATAAACTATCACGTTTTTGCGTATGGTTTACTTAAAGACGGTGGAGTTAAATCCAAAATCATTAAGAAGTATCTACCGCTGATAAATCAGCAAGTTAACCGTTATCTTCAGATGATGGACTTCTATATAAACTTCACACTTGATGAGGAGTTTAACGAAACCGTCCAGTCCCCAATACACGAAGATTTTTCTTATGCTTCTTTCAGCGAGGGAGAGAAGATGAGAATAGACCTATCACTTTTGTTTACCTGGAGAGAGGTAGCAAGGTTTAAGAATTCTGTTAATACAAATCTTCTAATTATGGATGAGGTGTTTGATAGTTCTTTGGATGGATTTGGAACAGAAGAGTTCTTAAAGATTATTCGCTTTGTGATTAAGGATGCAAATATCTTTGTGATTTCTCATAAGACTGGAATGGATGATAAATTTGAGAATTGTATTAAGTTTGAGAAGATTAAAGGATTTAGTAGAATGATGAGTTAATGGCTACTTATAAGCATTCTTCGGGGAAGAGATTTTTATTCATTCATATCCCAAGAACTGCTGGACGATTTCTTGAAGAGAATTTTAAATATAATGGGTTTCAGGTTGAATATAAGATTTGGAATAGTATTGATGGAATTGAGGTAGCACATTTTCATAGAGAATTGTATGAAAAGTATTTGGATGTAAAGGGAATACCTCATATTACAATTGTCAGAAATCCTATTGATAGATTTTTTTCTGCATCTATTTTTCTAAAAAGAATGTATGGGGAATGTCAAGAAGAGATGGAAGATTTAATGATGTTTCATTCAATGCTTGATAATTTTCCTCTACCAGAAGGACTTAATTGGTTTCGTTCACAATTAGATTTTATTTCTAAGGAAACTAATGTATGGAGATTTGAGGATGGATTTGGAATTGATTTTAATAATTGGATGAGTCAGATACTTGGAGTGGAGTTTCAGGTAAAGGATGTGCCATATAAAGAACTGACCACTAATGAGTCCAATAAGCTGGAAAGGAGTGCTAAACTACTACATAATGTTGGAAACCTCTATAGGAAGGACATTGAACAACTCTATCCACACACGTAGACCAGTTGATTATGGTGAGTCATTTCATGAATCTGGAATGACATTAATAACCGATCCTAGAAGTGACCGTTATCTCATGAGATATTCAAATGAATGTTCCAAATCGCTTTCATCACTCCAAAAAGGAGCAAAAACGAAAACTTAAACCGCAAGCATTACGTCAAGCAAAGGCACGACGCAAAGCACTCCTAAGGAAACTTAGGGGTGTTTCTTTTTTGATGGGTATAAACCCGTAGGCATATATTTTTGTAAAACCGAACGCCATTTATGTTGGTATCCTGACTAAATAGTAGTAGAATTGGAGAGCAAGATGTAACCAAACTTGGTTATGATGTTCAATTTAAAGAATGGAGAAGTCATCATGCAGCACAATCTAGTATCCCATAATCAATTGGCCGGTTGGAAAAGTAAAGTAGAAGAGATTCAGGAAACAAGCCACGAGTCGGCAGTAAATGATTATTTTCAGTGTCTAACAGAGTGCGATGACAATGCCCAATTATGCAAGCGCATCTGCAGGGAGGTTTTAGATTAACTCCCTGGACAATTAAATAAGTGTCATAGTCCCTGCTTTATGCGGGGATTTTTTTTGTATAATAGGTTCATACGAAACAAAAGCATGGCTGTCCAGCAAGAAATCAAGTCCCAATTAGCAAAACTGCTTGCTACTGAGGATCTGATGGTAGAGCACAAACAGGTCCCCAGTGCCCAGTTTAACGTCCATACACGGGTTCTTACACTACCTCTTTGGGAGAAGGCAAGCAATACTGTATATGACCTTCTGGTGGGGCACGAGGTGGGACATGCACTCTATACTCCTGATGAGGATTGGACATTAGATGTTAAAGTTCCTCCTCAATTCGTTAATGTTGTAGAGGATGCCCGGATTGAGAAGTTGATGAAGCGCAGGTATATGGGACTTGCTAAGACATTCTATAATGGTTATAATGAACTACATAGTGAAGATTTCTTTGAAATAGATGGTGAAGATATTACTAATTTTAATCTTGCTGATAGGACTAATCTATTTTTCAAGATTGGTAACTTTCTCCCTGTGGTATTTTCAGTTGATGAAAAACCGATTATCGAAATGATTGAGAGGTGTGAAACCTTTGATGATGTAAAAAAAGCAGCACTAGTTTTATATGAGTATTGTAAAGAGCAACAAAAAAAAGAAGAACCTATTCAACAAGACCCTAAACTTGACGGTCAAAATTCTGGGATGGATGGCTCTAGGACTGATATTGATACTAGTAATTCCGATTCTGGGGATGATGATACTGGTGACATGGAAGATTATGCTACTACTGATAATAGGGTTTCTGTTGACTCTTCTTCTTTAGAACCAGAAGTCCAAACTGCAGAGTCATTAGATAGTAAGATTCAAGAGTTGGTGAATGCTGGTGGAGCAGAGAATGTATATGTTGAAATTCCAAAAGTAAATCTTGATACTATAATTGCTGATAATTTAGAAGTTCATAATATTATTGATCAGGACTTTGTACATCAACAGAAATATTATGATGAGAGAGCAGAAGATCATGGTATGACTGCTATTAATCTTTTTGAGGAAGTGGATGCTAAATTTGTAAAGTTTAAGAGAGAAGCACAGAAAGAAGTTTCATACTTGGTTAAAGAGTTTGAGTGTAAGAAAGCTGCTAATGCATACTCTCGTGCTGCTACTTCTAAGACAGGTGTTCTGGATACAGAGAAACTTTCGTCTTATAAGTTTAGTGAAGATATTTTTAAGAGAGTAACAGTACTTCCTGACGGTAAGAATCATGGATTGGTATTCATTTTAGATTGGTCTGGTTCTATGCAGAATGATCTGTTAGATACTTGTAAGCAACTCTTTAATCTTGTGTGGTTTTGTAGGAAGGTTCAAATTCCTTATGAAGTATATGCTTTTACTAATGAATGGTCTCGTGGTGCAATGGATTATAAAACTGGTGAAATTGCAAAACGGGATATTAGACAACATTGTATAAAGAAAGAAGGTATGCTTTATGTGGAGGATCAATTTAATTTAATGAATCTTCTTACCAGCAAATCTAATGCTAAGACAACGGAGCATCAGATGTTAAACATTTGGCGTATTGCTACTTGTTTCGGTGTTTATCAACGATATACACATCCACGAAATCTTTGTCTATCAGGAACTCCTTTAAATGAAGCATTAATTTGTCTTCATCAAATTCTTCCTAAGTTCCAGAAGGAGAATAAACTTCAGAAGGTTCAGTGTATTGTATTAACTGATGGTGAGGCAAATCCTCTTCCTCATTATAAGATAGTACAAAGACGTTGGGAGAGCGAACCTTATCTTGGATGCCGTAATATTCATCCAGATAGATCTTTCCTGCGTGATCGTAAATTGGGTAAGACTTATAAGTTTGGGTATGCATATTACAAATTTACAGAGGTTCTTATTAATAACTTAAAAGATAATTTCCCATCAGTAAACTTTATTGGTATTCGGGTTCTTTGTAATAGGGATGCTAATCAGTTTATTAGATTGTATGGGGATATGGAGAGTGTTAAGAGAGACTGGAAGAAGAATAGGAGTTTTAATATACTTAATTCTGGGTATGATGCTTACTTTGGATTAGCATCTTCTGTTCTTTCTCAGGATGCAGAGTTTGAAGTAGAAGAAGATGCGACAAAAGCACAGATTAAGAGAGCATTTGCTAAGTCTCTTAAGACAAAAAAACTAAATAAAAAGGTATTAGGAGAGTTTATTTCTTTAGTAGTATGAAAACTTTTCAAGAATTTGTGGTAGAATGCTCTCAGATGGATGAGAGTAGTCTTAACCGCATCAAAAGTAAATCGGATAAGGGAGGAATGGCTATCCTTTCCCGTAGTAGGGGTGACAAATCCGATAAAGAAAATAAGACTCGTCATGGAGAACTCAAGAGAAGAGTTCGTGGTGCTGGTCTTCCTGGAGGCACTAGTGTTTCTGGAAGATATACTGAGAAGGATAAGTCAGGTAAGGAAACTAAAGTTGGTGAGAGATCACTGGTAGTTACTCCTGGTAAATCTGGTAAGAAGAAGTTCAAGAAGAAGGTTGAAAAACTTGGTACTGAACAAGGTATGAAGCAGAAGAAAAACTTTAAAGGTTCTTCTTCAGACAATCAAGACTCTGTTCTAATTCAGAGAAAGAAAGGAGGAGATGCAAGTTTAAAAGGAACTTCTAAAACTTCTTGGCCTGGTAAAGGCAAAAATGTAAACACTGGTAAGATGAAACCGGGTAGAACTGGTGAATTTGATACTAAAGTCAAAAAGAAAACTTTTACTTATGAACAAACTATTTGATGACTCCAATTGGCGCGAAGAATATAAAGGAATGAAAGTCCTTAATTCGCGTCAAATTGAACTACTTGAAAATGGACCAGATAGTCTTGCGGCTAGTTGGTCTATGCAGGCTATGAAGAATGATTGGAAAAAGAAGAAGGGTTATAAAGATCCTGAACCACCTGACTGCCAATCATCCTTTAATCAGTGGAGCGAATCACTACCCGACTGGGACGACTGGACAGCATGAGTCATGTTGTTCAATCATCCTTTAAGCAGTGGGAAGACAGTATAGGAAGTGGTCTCAAGGAGATCTAAAAACTCCCTTTTTTATGCTATAATACATGGGTAAAGCAATCGAGGCTATGCCCATGCTACTTTCTGAATTCAAAAAAAAGTTTTATGACATCAAGGCAAGGGGTTTCATAAAATCACACCGTAAAGGTGATGGTGGTGTGGGTAACACTCTTGAAAATGAACTGGGATTGAAAGAGAATTGTATCTCTGGTCCTGATTTTGAGGGTAATGAACTTAAGGCAGCACGTAAAGGTGCTGGTGGTAAGCAGACATTGTTCACCAAAGAGGGTGAGTGGGTTGTATCCCAGAAAGATTATATTGCACATTATGGTTTTCCTCACACTACTAAGATTGGTGAGATGAGTGGACAATCTACTGTTACCAAGACTGTTAACAATCGTGGTCTGTCTATTGCAACCACTGATGAATACTGTGCCGTTGTGCATAGTGATACTATTATTGTCGAGTGGGATTGGGATACTCTTGTTGATCAGTTTGCTAAGAAGTTCCCTGCCTGTGTGAAAGTATTTGCTGATGTTGAAAAACGTGATGGTGTGGAATACTTTCATTATAATGAAGTGTATAGATATATTGGAACTGATAAAAATTTATTTCGTACTGCTATAGAGAATGATGTGATTGCCATTGATATTCGTCTGCGTACACAAAAAAATATTGGTAAATCTCTTCGCAATCGTGGCACTGCATTTCGTATAAATCATGATAAAATGGAAGAACTGTTTAATAGGGAGAAACTTTGAAAGACACAATTCTGTATGGTGACTGTAGAGAGACACTGAAACAATTTGTAGAGTCTGGTGTCCATGCTCGCATGTGTGTGACATCACCACCATATTATGGTCTTCGTGATTATGGTAGTGAGGAAGCACAGATTGGTCTGGAGGAATCTCCTGAAGAGTTTATTCAACAGCTTGTTGAAGTTTTTCGTGGAGTACGTGATTGTTTGACTGATGATGGCACACTTTGGGTAAATATTGGTGATAGTTATTATAACTATCGTGGAGGAAAGGGTCAGGCATTACCAAAACAATCTGTTGCCAACACAAATCAAGATCTGCCACAAGGAAAGAATCCTAGACGTGGTAATAAACTGAAAGGATATAAAGAGAAAGATCTTATTGGCATTCCTTGGATGCTTGCATTTGCTTTACGTGCAGATGGATGGTACTTGAGACAAGATATTATTTGGAGTAAACCAAATCCAATGCCCGAAAGTATGAAAGATAGGTGTACTAAGTCTCATGAATATATTTTCTTACTTAGTAAAAACCAAAATTATTTCTTTGATGTTGGGAGTATAAAAGAACCTACTATTGATGGTAAATCAATGAAAAGGAAGAAGAGTGTTTGGAATATTCAAACAAAACCTTACAGGGGTGCTCATTTTGCAGTCTATCCTCCAGAACTTATTGAACCTGCTATTCTTGCTGGTAGTGAAGAGGGTGACATTATTCTTGATCCTTTTATGGGTTCTGGAACTACGGCAATGGTTTCTAAAAGTTTAGGTAGGTACTATATTGGATGTGAACTTCATCAAGAATATGGAGAACTAATTGATAATAGAATAGAAGACAGTATAGGAAGTGTCACTAAGGAGAGTTAAACACTTCCTCCATGCCTTATAATATGGTTATTGAAACACACGATGAAGTCT